GTTATAGAGCCGGCGCTTGAGCTCGCGGATCTCGATCGACTGACGGATGAGATGGCGATGGAGAAACTGGTCGCTCATGGCCGCATTTCCCCCAGCTCCCAGCCCTGCGGAAACTCGATCCCGACCGTCGATTCCCCGTCGGCACGGGCGAGATCGACGCCGACGATGACGGGCACCCTGAACAGGACGGCCCAGAGCGCGATTCCGTCGGCCTCCAGCTCCTCGCCCTCGGCGATGTCGATCGCGAGATCCTCGCAGAGGCCTACACCCGGCAAGGCCGACCATTCCCGCACGTCGTCGGCCGCGCCGGGCGCGAAGCCGGAGAGCGTGGACTGGACGGCGAGCGACAGCGCGATGGCCGTGTCCTGACTGTCGAGGAGGTCGCCGGCCGACACGATCACGGCCGCGGCGAACGGCACCGAGAGCAAGGTCTCGTTGGTGGGCAGGCGTGCCGTCGAGATCTTGCCGAACAGCCCGACGCGCAGCGCCGGCGAGAACAGGGTCACGGCGCGCACGTCCTCGACCGTCATGCGGCCGCGATGCCGGCCGACGTCGCGGAATTCGGGATGCGCATCCTCCAGTACCGCGACCAGGCGCCCGTTGATTTCAGCGAGCATCGCCGGCACTCCTCAGGATGAAGGCTTCCGTGAAGCTGACGATCTCGTTGCCGTTTGCCGCCGAGATGCCGACGTAGGTGCGTGCCGGTATGTCGACCTTATTCGCCATGACGAAGGAGCCGGGCACCCTGAAGGCGAGCGCATTGGCGCTCTTCGGCCGAATAACGCCGCCGTCCTGGTGGATACCGGCATGGACCATGTTCGAGCCGACCTCGACTTCGCGGCCGCCGACCTCGTGGTGGATACTGTCGTCGAGCGTGCCGGATCGGAACAGGATGGACGTGCCTTCAGCGTTCGGTTTCCACGCCTTGCCGTCCGGTGAGGTCTTCTCCGAGCGAATACGGCGCTGCGTCTGCGACGTGACGAGCGCGCCGAGCTCGTCGAGATACTGCGGTACGTCCGGATCGGCGATCCGGGCAATGACCTGGGCGGCCTCGTCGAAACCGTTGACGACGATCCGGACAGCCATCACATGATCTCCGTCTTGCGGTTGAAGTGCCGCTCGCGGGAGATCACGAAGACGTCGTTGGAGCCGGATGCACCGTCCATGCCGATGTCGGGATTGGAGGCCGGCTCGTTTCCGGCGAGCGTGACCTCGCCCTTGGCGACCTTCTCGAAGAGCTTCAGGGCATCCTCGTAACGCTTGCGCATCTCCTCCGTGCCGGTCGTGCGGTCGCGCGACTGCATGTAGACGGCGACATCGATGACGGCCGAGACCAGGAAGTCCGGCGGGCTCGCCAGCGGCACGGTGTACTTCTTGTCGATGTAGCTATTGGCCAGGCTCGTGGCGCGCACGAGGACGCTGTTCAACGCGGCATCGTTGCGCACCCGGGCGCCGTCACGGTCGGACAGCTTCAGGACGAAGGCCGCGCCGTAGGCGAGTTCCAGATCGGCAATGGTCGCATACTGGGTCATGGCGGATCATCCTGGTTGAAAAGTGCGGGAGGCGGGCTTTGCCCCTACGTTCGCAACGTCCCCTGGCCGGGCCTCTGACGCCCGGGTCGATGGGTGCTGACGGCCTCGCGAGCCGGACCAGACCTCCCTCTCGGGATATTTCCTACCGGACCGGCCGGAGATCCTTTTCGCGCTCCAGGGCCTTCATCTGGTCTTCCGTCAGCTCGTCGAGGTTGACCGGGACTTCCTGCCCGGCCGGAAAACGGATGCCGGCGCGGCGGATGCCGTTGACCGACATCAGCTTGACGATGCGGGCCTCGCCCTCGGCGGCGCCCTGGTTGGCGGTGTTGGTCTCGGATGTCGGGGCTTTCGCAGCCATGGGGTTCTCCTTCGCGGGTCTCGGGAAACGGGTGCGACACCCGTTTCCGGAAACCCGCCGGCGGCCGGGAGGAGGCCGCCAGCGGAATGCGCGCCGCTCACGGCGCCGGGATCAGGGCAGCCAGGGCGAGACGAGGATCTCGACCTTCTTGTGGTTCGGGTTGTCGGAGCCGTTGGCGAGGCGCTGGACGGTGATGATCTCGTCGGCCTTGGTCATGTTGCTCGCGCCGACCACGAGTAGGTCTGGAACGATGCCGAGCGGTTTGCCGTGGTCGCGCTTGAACTGCATCATGGCGAGATAGGCCGCCTCGAAATTCGCCCTGCTGAGCTCGGCCTTCGAGCCGAACGCCGTCTGCCAGAAGCCGAAGCCGGCCGCCCCCCGCGCTCTGGTGCCATAGCGGAACTCGTCGCGGTTGAAGACGTCGTCGGACGTCTCCGGGTCGTCCTTGATGATCAGTTCGGCCTTTTCCCGGTCCTGGTAGATGAACGGCTTCAGCGAGCGCCTGGTGCTGAGCAGGTACCAGGGCGCGGACGCGCCGGCCTGCATGTTAGAGACGGACTGTTCGACGCCGTCCGCGTCGAGCACCGGATGATCGGCGTCGAAGAAATACTGGCCGTCATAGCATTTCGACGTGAAGCCGCCGGGCAGCGCCTCCAGATAGATCAGCTCCTCCGGAAGGCGGGCGGCGTTCTCGCCCATCATGGCGATCGCCGGGGTGTAGGTGCCGTACTGATCGTCCGAGATGGCGTCGCGGAGCACGGCGACGGTCTCCTCGTACTTCTTGTTCTTGAGCTGGTAGGCCTCGCTGTCGAGGTTCTTGACGAAACGCTCGCCGATCCACTCGCGCATGCCGGAGGTCTGCTTCATCCAGCCGTAGGTCTCGATCAACGTCGATGACGGGATGACCGTCGTGATGCGGAGATAGGTCTGTGCGACGGCGGCGAACGCGTTGCGATAGGCCGTCTTGTAGCCGGTGTTGAGGATGGAGAGATTGGACTTGTTGATGATCATCGGACGATGCTCTCTGGAAAGGGGATGCCGCCCGGTCAGGCGAAGGTGACCCAGACGCCGCCGGCGTCCACGTCGAAGCATTTCCCGGCGACGGACTGGGTGTTGCCGCCGGCATTGGTCGCCGAGACCGTCTCGTCATCGACGATGTAGACGTCCTTGCCGATCGAGGCCGCCGTGACGGGGTCGCCGGAGGAGTTTTTCAGGTAGAAGGCGCCGCGGCGGGCCTTCACCGTGATCGCGCCGGCGGAGCCCTCCCGGTTGTCGGCGGTCTCCAGAGCAAGCCCGAGGGCGGTAAGGCCTGTGGCCGTGCGGCCGGGCGCGGCCACGCCGGCATCGTTGACGACGATCGTGCCCTGCCAGATGCGGGTGGCGGCCTTGACGCCGATCTCGCGATCGTCGCCCTGCCGGGTGATGGTGTTGCGCGGTCCTGCGGCAGCCATGCGATGTTCCTTTCAGATGGGCGCCGGGATCGGTCGCCGTGGATTTCGGGGACGGCCGTCAGGCGGCCTTGTCGTCGCGGGTCTTGCGGAAATCCTCCTCCTTGAGGCCGAGGCGGCGGCACATCAGCACTTCGTCCTCGGAAAGGGCGCCGGATTTCGCGCCCGGAGCCTCACGCGCCACGTCGCCTTCGCCGGGCTTGACGATCGGCGTCATGCGCGACAGCCGCTCCTGGTACTTGTCGACGCCGATCGCCCTGCAGAGCTCGATCTCGCTGTCCTTCACGGCGGGGATGACCTTGCCGCCCGAAATCCCCGCCTCGACGGCCGCGGCCACCGCGCGGTCGGTCTCGGCCTTCTTCAGCGTCTCGATCTCCGTCTTCTGGGCGGCGCAGAGCTCGGCGACGGCGTCGTGGTCCTTGCGGGCGACGAACAGTTCGGGGTCCGGCTTCTCCGCCTTGCGGGTCAGGAGCTCGACGTCCGTCTTGTTGGCGTTGATCCTGGCAAGGATCTCCGCTTCGGTCGCGGTCTCGGCCAGGCCGAGGGCAAGCGCGATGGCTTTCATGTTGGCGTCCTCTTCTTCGGGGTCCCGGCGCAGAAGCGCCGGCAGGTACAGGGCGGGATCGTTGGTGAGCGCGATCGACGAGATGCGGGCGACGTTGCGGTCGCCGTCCGGGTGGACGACGGGCGAGATGTAGCGGTAGGCCTTGCTCTCGACCGCCTCGCGGCCTTCCCGGTTCCATTCGACGTGGCCCCACAGCGCCCCGTCGCGCACTTCCATGTCCTTCACCCAGGCGACGGCCGGCGCGGACTGGCCCTTCGGCGCGCGCAGGTGCGTGGCGTGCTCGTAATCGACGGGGATATCCTTGCGCTCGGCGAGGAAGGCGGCGACGGCAAGCTCCGGTTTGCGGTTGGAGAAGGCGCGGCCGTCGCGGGTGCGGATGTCGCCGGCCGGCACGAGCAGGATCCAGTCGGGCGCGGTCGGGCCGTCCGG